TTCCTCAGCTGTGCAGTAACGTCCGAGATAGTCGTCTTTGATTCTTTCTATATCGTTCCAGCCGACATAATCCCACTGCCAGTATGCCTGTTCCCTGCAGACTTTAATCTGCTTCAGGGTCAGAGATAGCTTCCAGTATTTTTTGTTAGCATTTTTTTCTGACCAGGCGCTTTTATCAAGAGCTGTCCAAAAGCCAAAATAACGTCGATCCTCGACAGGATTAGCGCACGATTCCAGCATTGGAGTTAGCTGATTGACTATTGTGTAATTCATAGTCACTTTGTATTTCATATATCACCTCCTCTCTTCATACCTTAATTATACTTTTTGGGTTTTTGAGGTTAGAGATTTGTGACGATAGCTACGCGTAGTTATGACGTGACACGCCGTTAAATAAAAATACTTGACAACGTAAAACACTGACTTCAGAAATAAATAAAGCCTCGTAATACGGTTTTTAGGGCCGTAAAAGGAGGCTTGATTTATGCGCTTAGGGTCAATATCGCGCACCTGGCACTCTCGGGGGTTTCCAGGGTGAACCTATTTATTTGTCCTGCCTTTTGGCATTGGGCGAAACTTACTATGCGAGCTGCATACCTTCGTTAATATCAAGATACGACACGCTCTTTAGTTTTGTCCTGGTGTCTGTGAAATCAGTTGTCGCTGGCATTTCGTGATCGACCCAGGAAAGCTCAGCTCCAGCTAGATTAAAAGCCCAGACTCCGTTAGGGGTCGAGCAGATATAGACAGGGATCATATTTTTATCAGCTGCAGCTTTAACCAGGCGATCGAACTTTGACTCCTCGATTAAGAGCTTGTCATAGTGCGTCCGTCGGCATTTAAGCTCGACATAGATATTGCTGCTCTTTGAGTAGCAGTCCCAGACCGAATACTGATCCGTAGCCTGGGTGAGATCTTCATAGCCCAGCTCTTGAACGAAATCAAAAAGCTGTTTCTCGTCCATTAGTCCAGCCAGACCTTATACGCAGCTGTGACTCTACCCTTTACTGGATCGACGAAGTGAAGACGCTGTGACGGAGTGGCGCTGGCTGCGAGCATTACACCCGCGTACCGATTCTCACTTTCAGTCGATCCAGTTTGGTAACAGGAGCCTAACCCATTCGGGAGCGCCCATTCGTTGTGAGTATGGAAATGCCCAATATAACAGTCTCTAAATTGCCAGTCATAGCTTCCCGATTGCCAGCGAGCTATATGCTGAACGATAGCTCCAGGAGAAGCAAAACCGTTTCTACCGATTTCGTCACCGTGAATTAGGAGTGCTCGGTAGTTTCCGATTTCGACTCGTTGTATATCTTCTGGACATTCTTGCCAGGTGAGTCGTTTCTCTTGTGCCAATAGCTGTCGAGCCAACTCATAACACATTCGATCAAAGTTATCGCTACGAGGAACGTTGTCGCGCTTACTACCAATACGTCCGTGATTACCCCATTCTGGAACTACAGTGACCTTATTATAGTTTGTTAGGGCATATCGAACGACGTCCACGATCAGCTTAGATACCGTGACATATTGCTCAAAGAGCGTCGCGTCGATCTCGAACGCTTGTCCAGGGAAGTTAAAGAGTCCCTCGATCATATCCCCACCGAACATAATCACGCAGTCATTGACTGGGTGGTCAGCTCGCATAATGTCGGTGATACTGACAGCCTTTTCAGCAAAGCTCATAACGCGCTGGTGCATTACTTGAGAGTTATAGCTAGGAGTTTTCTTAGCGCCTTGCCAGTCGGTAAGGTGCCAGAGAGCTACCTCAGCTTTCTTCTTTTTATCTTTAACAGCTTCTCTAGGTTTAACTGGAAGGATTGGCCCCATAGCTAAAACAGCGTCGTGAGCTGCCTGCTGAGTTACTTCGACTAGCTCATTTGTGCGCTGCTTAGCCTGAAGGAGCTGCTGCTGGACGCGCATAAGCGCCTGGCGTAGCTCTCGTACGTCGCTTGACTCGATCCCCTCTGGGAGATCGTTAAACTTACCCTCTAGATCCACGATCTACGATTTCTTTGTAATGGTGTAGGTATCCGTACTTATCGTTAAAGCTATCTTCGTGACCTGGATTGTTGAAGAGTCTAACTGACTTGAGAGCGTCCATAAGGAGCGCGACTTCGTGTGCTTGTATGTCGTCGATTCTGAGAAGGGCTCCCCAGATTCTGCCGATTGCTGTAAAGGCTTGCTCAGCGTCTCCATAATTGTCCTGCCTCTCTTCTAGGATTTCTTCTACTTTGTCGCGCATATACACTCATTCCGTCGGTGTTTGTAGATTGTGTTTTCGGAAAGAGTTAATCCCTCGGATTTAACTGCTCGAGCAATAACGTAAGGGCTTAAATGGCTGTTAATAGCTGCTTCAAGAGCTTTACGGTTTTTATCATCTAGTGAAGTTAAAAGAGTGCTAACGCGACACTGATTCTTAACAGGTGCCTTTTTTTTGAGAGCTGCTTCTAAGTCCATAGCAGCGGAGTCTATCCCTAAATATGAGATAGAGAGTTAAGACACGCTATAGCAGACCTTCATACGCTAAGTCAAAGGTGTCTACTTGATCGTCCACGTCACGGTAAAGCGGGATTAGTACGGTCGTAGGGGTGTCCATTACTTCTGATCCATATTGTTAGCGTAAGGCGTGATGATATGAGACTCAGGCATAACGCTAGGAGAGGTAGACGGATTGTGCGGTACAGCTCCTCCACCGAGAGCTGCAACAGCTACCAGGACAAGATGGTGAGCGTCAGTCGAGAAGTTACAAGCGCTCCAGGTGGTCATAGCTGTACCAGACGCTAGAGCTATAGCTTTTGGGTTACTAATCGGTATGCGTATCACGGTAGATCCTTCATCATTCGAGCGTAAGTAGCTTGTCCGAGTACGCCGTCAGCTGTGAGACCGTGACCCTTTTGATAGGTCTTTACAGCTGCTTCGTCGGCTGCCGTATAAGCTGCATTAACAGCTACAGCTGGAATTAGCCCAGCCTTAAAGAGAGCTTTCTCTACTGCATAAGCGACAGCTGATTTATCCCCTGGCTTAATAGCTCCGAACGGTGGAGCTACGAAAGCTGTGGTCGATTTTGTGACAGCTGGCGTAGAGCTGTGAGTCATAGCCATTCCACCACCTGTAAGAGCTGTGGCGCCAGCTACGCCTGTAGCTACAAGCTTATTCGTGCCTAGTGATTGAGCTGGTTTTACCGTCGTGTCATACCCAGGACGACAGATAGCTAAAACGTACAGATAGGCTCTGTGGCGTAAGTACACGCCGTCGCCGTTATTCTGGTGGGTGACTGAGTTTTCTGGGCCTGTGTTAGCGCCTACAGTCGTTATGCCGTCCCTGGAAGCTGCAACGACGATCTCGACGTGATCTGCTTGACCATTCCCTGACCAGCTAAAAAACACTAGGTCGCCTGGCTTAGCGTCGTACTTGCCGACTACTGCACCCTTAGCCTGAAACCAGGCGAGCCCAGCTGGGCAGTAGGCAAAACCTTTAGGAGTTTGAGCTGCTACTAGGTTAGCCATATTGTTTTGCGCGAATACCCAGCTAACGAACATAGCGCAGTAGGGCTCGTTAGGGACTCCGTACCAGTCACCGTAAGGATTCTGGTTATTTGGCCCCTCAACGAACCCGACCTGCTGTTGAGCAGTTGTAACGATATCTAAAGCTGTAGCCACAGCCTTAGTCTACTTTGTAGTCTTAGGAGTTTCCTCAGCGACGACTTTGTTAGCTTCAGCGATCGCAGCGTCTACAGCTGGAGCTACGATTGAAGCTGGAGCTCCTGTCTGAGCTGAAATTGTGTTCACGAGAGACTTTGGGTTGATCTTTGCCAAGATAGGCACAAGAAGTCCACCGACAAGTCCACCGATAACGATTTCCTTAGCAGTATGGGTCTTACCTGGGAAAGAGTAGGTAGCGTAGGCAGAAGCGACCACGCCATAGAGGTAGTGCTCGATAAGAGCCTTATTCTGAACTGTTAGCTTGATCTTCATTTGATCCCTTTCCAGAGATGAGGTTACGGACGTACTTTTCTGCCTCGAAGTCACTAGCTGAGGCGTGGTGGATTCCACCGACTCCTCTATGATGAGATTCGCATAGCCACTCAAGGTTGTCTGCTGATTCTACCCAGGCGCCGACTTCATCTGGGTTAGAGATTCCTGGGTATGCAGCTTCGAGCCATTTGAGGTCTACCCCATTTTGGAGGCTGAACTCAACGTGAGAGTGGTGAAGCTCTAGTCCTCCATAGCACTCAGAGAGATCCTGACGAGCTCCTCCGATAGCGCAGACTGCTGTGGCTTTAGTGCGCTCGCGGTAGGCGTTGAAGTCTTTGTAGTGCGGGTCGTCCGTGCGCTCAGGGTGCGCTGGATAGTGGACGATATACGAGTTAGTAACTTTTTGATCGTGAGCCTCCATTTAGAGCTCTAACTTTGTCTTAATAATCGCCTGGTTGATCTGAAGCTCGTGGAGAGCTTGATCCTGGCGGTTGAGCTGATCTTTCATAGATCCACCACCGTTTTCGTAGAGCTGATACTCAATACGAGATAAGCGCTTATCCATTTTCTTAAACATACGATTAAGCCAGAAGATCGGTGCTCCTATGATAGCCACGCTCTCGAGAACAGCCCAGATAGCGTTTGAGACCGTGTTAGCGTTATTCCAGAACAGCATTTGCGCCCTCTCGGGTTATTGTGATTATGACCAGGTAATAGTCTTAATTGTACCTGTTGAGTCCACTACTTTGAGCGTGTTACTGGTGCTGTTAATCCACATATCCCCATTACGGCGGTTAGTCGGATCTGTAGTTACCACTGGAACGGTAAAGCGCTGAGCTGTCTCGAGCTTACGAATACGCGTTAGAATATCGTCGATCATATCCTTGAAGGCTGGCGGGAAGTTTAGATATGGCATAGAGGCCTCAGTTCGTCGTAAGAGATAGTGAAATTGTAACGAGCTCTGGAGAATTACTCTCACCAGCTGTCACAGCAAAACCCACGATTCGATAAACAGTATCGAGCTGAGAAGTAAAACGATCGTCCAAGATACGGATACGAGCGTCGTCGCCTACCTCATACGATCCGAATACAGGATCTAGGGTAGGTGGCATTGTAATTTTAATGGTGGTCGGCGGGTAGGAAACGATAGCTACCTGAGCTGTAGCTAGGTTAGCGAGAAGGGTCGGATCGGAAACGTCGCTGTAGTTAGCTTGCTCTTCAAGCAGAGGCCAGCCAGCTGCGATCTTTGTACCGTCATAAGCTGTAGAGATCAGCCTGCCTGGATTAGATCCAGCTCCGAGCGCATAGAGGTAGTTAGCTGCGATTGAACCGTCCTCGGGCCAGGTGTATTCGACGATATTGCCAGGAAGCTCGAACACTGGGACTGACGGTGAGGTAGGTGTGTAGATCTTGCCGTAGCGTGGATAGCCCAGGCGTAAGAGCTTTGCTGGGTTTCCGTTTGAGTCGTAGTAGACCTGGATATTAAAGTCGAAGCCTGTTGAGGATTTAGAAAGATCCTGAATAGCTGCCAGGACTGTTTTGTACTCATAGCCATAAAAGGTACGGTTAATCAGGACGCCAGAGGTCTCAGATCCAACAGCGATCCCGATATTGCCGTTAGTAGCTGCATTAGCGTTAGTAACGATCGTCTGGACAGCTGTGAGCTGGTCGGTATTGGTAAATACCGTGTCGGTCGTAATGCGCCTGCGATTCCAATAAGACTCGAACTCGCCAGCGTTGAGCTTGATCGACTGGCTTTTAGAGCTGTACTCACGATTCCAGAGCACCCCGCCCCAGACCAAAGTACCGTCACGATCGACGTAGATAGCTGTGCGTCCAGGGATCGTGGCGTTAGCTACGTTGAGGTTAGCTGCCTGAAGTCCTGCTAGCTGTAGCTCAGCGCTAAAGGTGCCAGCTGAGTTGAGCTGCTGGGAGAACTGGACTTTGGTAAGCGGGAGCTCAGCCAGGATTGTATTAGTCAGAAGGTCGGCAAAGAGGTAGCGATAATTTGCCATAGCTACCCCCTATATCGACCGTGAATAAACCCTACTGCGATCCCGCTAGCGAACCCTAAAAATGCTAGAAGCATTAGAGGATAGCTGCAACCTCGTCAGCTGTGAGACCTAGCTTAGCGAGCTTAGCTTCTGCGCTTGCCTTTGCAGCAGCTGCAGCAGCTTCGGCATCAGCCTTAGCCTTAGCGTCAGCCTCAGCCTGAGCAGCAGCCGCATCACGGGCAGCGATTTCGTCTGCTGTGAGTGGACGCTCGGTGGCAATGCCTGTTGAGC